CTTTTAAAACACAGCTATATGATTAAAAACATTTGGATTAACGTTCCCGGCTTTTCTAAATATGAAATAAATAGGGAGAGCAGGCAGATACGAAGTTACTGCCGGGGAGTAGAACCGCGTATATTGAAACCATGCAATAACGCATTGATATTAAAGGCGGATAACGGGGAAAAATACACCGGAAGCCTTAAACGTTTCCTTTATTCGGCGGAAAAGAACATAGACCCGCGCGAAATTAGCCGAAAATACTGTATAGTTGAAACAACCAGCGGGCAGATAGAACTAATAGATCGTAACACATTTCAAGAACGGATTAGGGAGCGTTTGAGAAAGAGAACAAGCGTTTCCAATATACAAGAAGAATATTTGAACGCCATCCAATTTTGCGCGATTGTATTGCAGGCATACCGGACAGGTGATTTTTCAATGGTAATAACCGAGATTGAAAGCCGCAAGGCAAAAGTAACGGAATATATCATCCGGCACAGAATAGCGGTACAGCCGGAACGCGTACGGGAAGTTTGGGAAGCCGTCTTAGACGTAGCCCTAAACTGCATCATAGAGAAGCGCACCTACATAGTAAACCTTACGGGCTACCTGAACAGCATAGCACGCTCCTATGCAGCCCAAAAGAAGAAATTAGAGAAAATAACCGTAAGTCTTGACGCGGGATTTTATTCACTTCAAAAATATCAGTAATATGAGCAAAAAAGCAATCATCAAACGTTTAAGCCTTGTAAATTTCAAAGGCTTGCGCAACGTCGTTATAGACTTTAACGACACAGTTACAACCATAAGCGGACGGAACGGCACGGGAAAGACTACCATAATGGACGCTTTTACATGGCTTCTTTGGGGTAAAGACAGCGAAGGCAACGTAGATAGTAAGTTTGGAATTAAGACCAACGACGCAGAAGGTAACTTTATTCCCGACCTTGAACACGAGGTAGCCGGAACGTTGGAAATAATAGATACCGAAACGGGAAGTGTTGAAACTGTAGAACTCCGTCGTGTATTGGTTGAAGAATGGAAAACAGAGAAGGGAAAGACGGAAAGGAAGTTAAAGGGACATCATACCGACTACTTCTATAACGGAGTACCATTAAAAACAAAAGGCGAATACGACGAACGTATAAACGCAATTATACCCGAAGCTGTTTTCAAGATGATTACCAACCCCTACTATTTCCTTTCCCTTCATTGGACGGCACAACGCGAAATGCTTTTGCAGATAGCCGGGGGCGTAAGCTACGAAGACATAGCGAAGGGAGATACCGCCTTTGCCGCATTGATAGAACGGCTTAGCGGGAAAACGGTAGAAGACTATAAACGCGAGATTGCAGCGCAAAAGGAGAAGATAACGAAGGAATTGGAAAAGATACCTACGCGTATTGACGAAATAACGCGTGCTACCCCGCTTACACCGGACTATGCCGCCCTTAACACCGAAAAGGAGCAACTTACAAAAGAATTGAACGACATAGACGAAGCCGCCGCATCAGCAGCAGAAGCCAACCGTATCGCCTATGAAGCTGCCGCTAAAGTACAAACCGCCATAAATGACAAACGTAGCAGCCAGCACGCATTAGTATTTAAGGCAAAGGAAACGGCAAGGAACGAAGCATTCAAGAAGAACGAAACTTACAATAATGCCGACCGTAAGTTACAGCAGGTTATAAACGACGAACGCAGCGAAGCCAGCCGCTACCGTAGTGAATACGACCGTTTGACGAACGAGAAGAAACGGACGCAAAGCACAATAGAAGGCTACAAACAAATGCAGAACGAACTACGCGAAAGATGGTACAAAGTAAACGCCGAAGAATTTACCGCTACGGAAAGTCTTGTTTGCCCGTTGTTTAAGCACGCTTGCGCAGACCCGGTAGCATTAGCAAAATATAACACCGACCGGGAAGCCGCTCGCGAAAAATTCTATGCAGACCGGGAAGAACGCCTTAACAAGATTAACACGGACGGTCAGCGGTTAAACGAAATGATAACATCGCAGGAAGAAGAAGCCAACCGGATAGACAAAGCGTTAGCCGAATTGGAAACCAGCCACACTACCGCCGTAGCAAAGGCGAAAGAAGATCGCGAAGCGTTGCAAAAGGTTTTGAATGACAATCCCCGCGTAAATACCGAACCGGATATTAACGGAGAAGACCTCCCGGAATGGGTTGCGCTTGAAAAAGAAATAAAGGAACTTTCCGAACAGCTTCCAGCCTTCAACGCGGATGACGCGGCAAGCAGAACAGAGATACGCCAACGGAAAGCCAACCTTACTGCCCGGCTTGATGAAGTAAAGCGTAAACTAAACCTTCGCACCATTATAGAAGCCAACGAAAAGCGCATAGCCGAACTAAACGGGGAAGCCGCAAAATTGGCGCAGGAACGCGCCGAAATACAAGGCTGCGAAATAGTAATAGCCGACTTGATAAAAGCCCGTATGACGGAAGTGGAACGCCGCGTAAACGGATTGTTTAGCCGGGTTCAGTTCAAGATGTACAAAACGCTCGTAAACGGCGAAAAAGAACCGGATTGCATTTGCCTTATTGACGGGGTAAAATACGCGGATAAGAACCAAGCCGGGAAAGTTAATGCCGGGCTTGATATAATAAACACCCTTTGCACGTTCCACAACGTTAGCGCGCCTATTTTCGTGGATAACGCAGAAAGTATTAACGAGTTTATCCCGGTTGTTAGCCAGCTTGTAAAGTTGGTAGTAACTACCGAAGACTTCAAAGTAGAATAACATTATTATTAACTTTTTTAAATAACAGCTTTATGAATACAGAAAAGAAAATCGCGTCTTACGAGGACGCTTGTAGAGTTTTGAACATTCAACCGATTAACGAAGAAGTATTTAACATTTTCCCGAAGGAAGACCAAAGAAGCATGTTAGCCTACCACAAGCTGACAGTAATAACCCGCGCACTTAATAACGGTTGGAAGCCGAATTGGGACGACCCAAACGAATGGAAGTATTACCCGCTATTCCGTTATGTAAATGCCGGGCTTTCGTGCGCGTATACGTATAACACGGCTACGGCTACGTGTGCGGCTCTCGGCTCTCGGCTTTGCTTTCCCACGTCCGCGCTCGCGAAATACGCAGCCGAACACTTTGCGGACTTGTATCGTGACTATTATTGCTTTGCTTCGGGAAACGGAGAAACGCAACAAGCGGAAAGTAGCCAAGAAGAACCCCAAAGCGACTTTTTGAAGACCACCACAGAAGTAATGCAAAAGCATTTAGTACCATTATGTAACGGAAGCAGTTCACGCGGTCTTATCGTAGTAGGTTGCGACACAGATACGAAAGATAAAAACGGCGAAGACAGTACCGGAGTAATGGTAGGTTTTTGCGGAAATTATGGAGCCATAATAAAGGGCTTGAAAGAACTTCTTACCGGAAAGCAGTCCGCGCCGATAGTAGAACGGGCAACCCGCGAAATAGCTTTTGAAAAGATGATTAAAGGCGGTGGAATAGAGAGTTTTTTAAAGGGCATAATGAACAACAATTAACTAACGATAGTATGAATACCAACACTTTACCCGCTACCATATTGGCAGCAAAAGAAAAGTTTGAATTAGCCTGCAAGGACGCTTCGGCTTTGCAGATCGTAAGCAACTTCGGTGCGGCATTTACAGCCGTAAACGTAATAGCACTTCTTCGCGAAGCCATGACCGACGAAGTAATGGATAAGGTTTTCATGCCTTTGATGAACACGAAAATAGGATTTCTTACAGACCGAAACGGGCGTGCAAGAAGCGGCGGGCGCGCCCCGCTTCCGCTTTACACCCGCGACATAGTACGCGATTGCATCATAGATGCGGTTACTATCGGCTTGCTTCCGACCGGAAACCAGTTCAATATAATAGCCGAAAGGATGTACCCCACTAAGGAAGGTTATACTTCGCTTCTTCGCAAGCTGGGCGTAAAATACTTCATTGATACCTCATACGACAAGGGGCAAACGCAGAACTTCGCCGAAATACCTTGCAAAATAAACTATGAGTATAACGGAGAAAAAAACGGCTTTAGCATTATTGCAACCGTAAAGAAGGATGATTACAGCAGCCACGACCAACTGCGCGGAAAAGCCGAAAGAAAGGCTAAGAAAGCCCTATACGAGTACATTACGGGGTGCGACTTCGGCGATGCAGACGAACAAAGCAGCGTACCGATAGTGGATGCGGTAGCCGAAGAAATAAAAGAAGAAGCGAATGCCGCGCCTACTATTGGAGTTATCGACGGGCAACCCATACAAGCCCAGCAGGGACAAACGGCGCAAAGCGAACCAGCTAACCCGCCGCAAGCACGGGAAGGTCGCGGAAGTAATAACGCTAAACCATTGTTCTAAATATGGAATTAACCGTATTAGGTTCAAGTTCAGAGGGTAACGCCTACGTTTTGCAAAACGCGGGCGAAGCCCTTCTACTTGAAGCTGGAATACCATTCAAGAAGGTATTAGCAGCGTTGGGCAACAACGTAAAGAAAATAGTAGGCTGCCTCATTACCCATGAACATGGCGACCATGCCGGGCGTATTAATGAGGTTTTAAACTACGTTGTTCCGGTTTACGCTTCCAAAGGCACGATAGAAGCCGCTAAGATTAATTCTTGCTGGCGACCGACCCACATAAGGATGGAAAACGGAAGTTACCAGCATTTACGGCTGGGCGGTTTTACTATCATTCCCTTTCCCACGAAGCACGACAGCCGCGAACCGTTGGGCTTCTACGTCTGGCATGAAGAAACGGGCGGCGTATTGTTTGCTACCGATACTTTCTATTTGCCTTGCACATTTGCCGGGTTAAACAACATATTAATTGAATGCAACTACGACCCGGATATATTGGAACGCAATGTAACAGAAGGTTATATACCGGAAGTATTGAAAGAACGAGTACGGAGAAGCCATTTAAGCTACTATACTTGTTTGGACGCATTGAAGGCTAACGACCTAACACGGGTTAATAACATAGTATTGATACATATAAGCGAAGGGAACGGCGACGCGGTAGCCTTCCGGGACGGAATAGCAAAAGCCACCGGAAAAACGGTACACGTCGCAAAACCCGGACTACGGATTAGTTTCAACAAAACACCTTTTTAATTGCAAGCACTATGATTAAAGGGTTTTCAGAAGAAACGCAACCGCTGACAGAATACGAAAGGAAAGTAATACTTCCGATTATTCTTGAAGGCTTGAAAACCAAGATAGGCAAAGCCAACGCGGTAACGAATAAGTATATTATTTCCCGGTTACGTGACAGCTACAAGATAGACGCGGCACGGCTAAGGAAGATAATAAACCACATTCGTACAAACGACCTTCTACCGGGACTTATAGCAACTTCCGAAGGTTATTTCTTAGCTACGACCGAAAGCGAACTTTTGGAATACGAAGAAAGCCTGAAAGGACGTGAAGAAGCTATAAAAGCAGTACGGTTGAGTATCGCAAGGCAAAGGCGCATACTTTACGAAGACGCGCACAAGCCCAAGCAGGGAACATTATTTTAATATTTAAATTTTAGTGACATGAAAAAGATTTGTTTATACAGAAAAGAGAACGGGAACGAGAATTTACAAGGCAGATACGACAACGTAGAAGAAGCGCAAGACACCGTAAAGAAACTTACCGAAGACGAAGGGAACGGTAGTATTTTCGATTACTTCTACAAGGAAGAAGACTACGAGGAAATAACCGACCGGGTAAAGACCTACGAAGACGCATGCAAGGTATTAGGCGTAGAACCGATAAACGAACAAAACGCGAAGGCGCAAGGCTTCAGATCGGACGAAATAGCACGCCGCAAATTGGAAACTATTGCCGCAGCACTTAACGAAGGCTGGAAACCGGATTGGAACAATACCGACCAATACAAATACTACCCTTACTTCTATATACAAGAAAACGCGAAAGGCAAAGGTTCTGCCGGGCTTTCGTGCGCGTATACGTCTACCGCGGCTGCGAATACGAATGCGTCTATCGGCTCTCGGCTTTGCTTCTACGCTTCACGTTTGGCACGGTACGCGGGCAACCAATTTACAGACTTATACGAACAAATTTTAATTGAGAAGCTATGACAAAGCAGGAATTAGTGAACTCGGTAGCGGAACAGACCGGATTAAACAGCTATCAAGTAAAGGAAGTATTAGAACGTACATTTGATGTTATTCGGGACGAAGTGACGGGCGGCGATACGGTAACTATTCGCGGCTTCGGTACTTTCCAAACGAAGCAACGCAAGGCGAAACCAGCCCGGAACATAAATACGGGCGAAACCCTATTAGTTCCAGCCCGCAAGGTTGTTGTTTTCAAACCCTCAAAAGACTTTAACGCGGATAGGATATGAAACAGAACGAAAAAATACAGACCCGGAAAGACGAAGTACGCTTCAAAACTTCGGACATACGCCGAATAATAGGAAAATACTTAGCGGCAAATGTTTTGCGCACATGGAACGAGGATTTTGTGGACGATGATACGGGAGAGGTTGTAACTATTGAGCGCAACGAAATTCTGTTTGAGCGCGGGAAATATATAGATAACGATTTGGCGACCGAGATAAATTTCTATCTGCAAAGCGAAGACGTTAAAGAAGTGGAAGTAAGCAACCAACGAAGACTCGCTTACGAAAACAAGCGAACCAGCCTTTACCCGTTCAAGATTTCCGCTACCATTGGCGGTAAGCGGCATAACTTCATATTGCAGGCGCAAAACATAATAAAAGCCTATGAGGTTGCGACCGACTATATAGAATTGAATTTTACCCAGCCGTTCGACATAGTGGGCATAAAGTTGATGGATAGGATTATAATTCTTAACGACCGCCTGCGGAAACACGTTGAAGCGCAGGAAGGCGCAAACGAAGAAGGCGAAGAAAGCAACGACGGGGAAGATCAGCGTAACGATACGAAGTATTACAAGGTTGAAGCCGACGTAGTAATACAATCGGAAGACGAAGAAGAGCCGAATAAGCAGAACTACGATTTTGTTGTAAAAACACGCGACGTGGATACGGCTAAGGTCGTTATTACCGCATGGATAAACAGCAAGATAAAAGAGCGTATAGAAAAAGAAAACGAAGAATGTAAGGTAGTGGATATTTCCATACTTGCGGCTTCGCCTTTCGCTTGCAACGCGATTGTAGAAAAAGCCTTTTGTTTGGCATACAAAGAACAAGAAGAAAGTTATTAACTAACCGGGGCGCGCCTTCGGGCGTGTCCCTAAAATATACCTATCATGGGCGATAAAAATTCATTCGTATTATATATGGATTTGCTTTCAGTGCTTGATGAACTTGACGACGAAGAAACGGCTATGTTGTTCCGCGCGATTAGAGCCTATAACCAATTAGAGAGCGAAAACGAAGCTATACGGACGAAGGCTGCGGAAGATTTGGAAGCAATGACGGCGAACAAAACCGTTAGGATAGCATTTGCACCCATCCGAAAACGTCTTGAAGCTGATAACAAGCGTTACGCGGAAACAGTGCAGTTGAATAAAGCTAACGGCAAATTAGGGGGCGCGCCTAAAGGTAATCAGAACGCACGAAAGAAGAAAAAGAATACGGAAACCGAGGAAACAAGCCAGAACAACCCAAACAACCGGGCGGTTGATTTTTCAACCGAAACAACCGAAGGGTTGAAAAAACAAGCGAAAACAACCGAAAACAACATTGATATGATATGTAATGATGTTGATATGATTAATAATAATTCTCCTTCTCTTCTTTCTCTTGATGGCGTGCGCGAGAAAAAAAACATAAACGGCAAGGAAACCGAAAACAGTAAGTTTCTAACCGAATTTTTCAGCGAAAACAAAAGGGCGCAGATAGAAACCATTTGCATGCAGCTTCATGTCACTCCCGAACGATTGCGCAAGGAAGCCGAAGAAGTTATAGACGAATGGGAACTAACCGGAGATACCCACATAAATTATACCGAATGGGCGCGGCATTTGATTAATCATCTAAGAATTAAAATAAGGAAAGACAATGGGAACAACAGAGAACAAAAAGCAGGAGCAACCGATACAACGGATAGACATAGTGGCATTTGCGAACCTGCTACGCAAAAGAAGCCCCGCCGTAGCACGCTTTAAGATTGACCGTTATACGCAGGACGTACCCGCCATGCTACGCGAATGTTACCGTTTCCAAGTTGAAAACCGGGGCTATTCTTACCAAGAAGACGAAGCGACAAGGCAACATCTTACAATGGCGGCGCGTTGGCTCGTTGGCGAAAGCATGAAACCGGGGTTATTCATGTACGGAACACCCGGATGCGGAAAGACAACATTAGCGCGTGCAATTTCCCAGCTAATAAATACGATTTACCATAGCGATATATCGTTTGAACGTAAAGGCGTTTCCTTTATTCCGGCTTCCGCACTTACGGAAGCAGCGAAGGGGGAAAAGCAGGAACTTTTAGCGGACTTGAAAAATACCGAGCTTCTTTGCATTGACGACGTAGGGACGGAACCAGCAAGCCTAAAGGTTTGGGGAAACGAGGTTAGCCCGTTGGTAGATTTGCTATACCACCGTTACGACCGCCAGTTATTCACGATTATAACCTCAAACTTGGAAGGCGACGAAGATATAGCCAAGCGTTACGGGGTTCGTGTAGCCGACCGATTTGTAGAGATGTTCGACCTTATAGGCTTCGATAATTCAAGTTACCGACCAAGACTAACAAAGCTAACACCGCGATAGCCGTACAAATGAACCCCGATATTCAACTATCGTATTTCAGACGGTAAGATGTAAGGGAAACAATATAATAACGCCTTAACGGGCAAAAAAACGATTAAAAGACATGAAGAAGCATAAAGTATATATAAGCGGGCAAATAACCGGGCTTCCGGTAGCCGAATACGTGGAAAAGTTCAGCAAAGCGGAAGCAGAACTAAAAGCAAAGGGTTACGAGGTTGTAAACCCATTGCGGTACGAATTAAAGCCGGGTTCGCGCTGGAACGAACAAATGAAGGTGGATATTCGCCTTTTGCTCGATTGCGACGCGATTTATATGCTTTCTAATTGGGAGCGCAGCACGGGCGCAGGGCTGGAACTATATATAGCCGAAGGTTTGGGACTGATTATAAACTATGAGAAACCACCCAAACACCGGGATATAAAGACGGCTATACTTACCGCTATGGGGGTTAGCTTCGCTTCCATTTCAGAAGACAGCCGTAACCGCTGGCACGTTTACGCCCGGATGATTTACGCGCATCATTGCAAAAAACGCGGCGAGAATACCCAACGTATAGCGGAAGAAACCTTACACGACCAAAGTACGATATGTTATTACCTTCGGCGGTACGATAGCGAATATAAGTATAACAAGGAGTTTCGCGCAGCAGCCGAAAAGGTTGCTACCCTATTGAGTAAAAAGTTAAGTGTTCCAAAGGACGTATTAAAATAAGACGGTTCGTTAATATGAGATTTGCACTAAGAAATAAAAGCAAGCTAATAAAGGCTTTCGGGGAAGACTATTACAAGCTATTGATAAGCAGCTTAACAGCCTTCGCTAAAAGCAACCGGGAAATAGCCGCCTATACCATTGAAGGGTACACTTACGAATTTATAAACATTCCCAACGTTCAACCGAGCGCAGATAGTAATTTTCAATTTGCGATAGTAGGAAAGCAGTACGACGTACTACACGTAGCCTATTATAGCGCAATAGGATAAGAAAAACAGCATGGAGCAACTGACATTTGATTTCATAAAGGAAATAGTACCTATACCGGATTGTAGCTTTTTGATGGACGTAACCGGGTTAGGAACCCCTATCGAGGTTGCAAACGAAATGGTAAGGGAAGCACGAGTTTGGCAAGAAAATAATCCGGGCAAAGACGTGATGGACGTTATAACCCCGGAATGGAAAGAATATATTAACCATAAAATTAAACATTTATGTTAGCAGTAACAGTAATAGGAAACATCGGCAACGATGCGGAAATTAAAGAGTTCAACGGGCAAAAGTTTATAGCTTTCAACGTTGCGAGTACAGAACGTTATAAAGACGGGCAGGGCAACCAACACAGCCGTACAACGTGGGTTAGCTGCTTGAAACCCGGTGAAAGTTCCGTAGTAACTTATTTGAAGAAAGGAACGCAGGTATATGTACGCGGTAGCCTTTCCGTTAAAACATTCAATTCCGGGAACGGAGTACAAGCGGGCGTTAATTGCCTCGTGCGTGAACTTCAACTATTAGGCAGTAAGCAGGAAACACAAAACGAGCAGCAACAGCCAACTACTACCAGCACGCCGCCAACCTATACCCCGGCGGGAAGTGCGTCGCCGTTTCCACCAGAAAACGAAAAAGATGATCTTCCTTTTTAAAAACATTCAGCTAACAGAAAAATGAATAGAAAAGAAGAAATAAAAAGATTGCCTTTTGTCGTTTCAGCCTATAAGCAAATTTACCGTTCTGAAAGTTGTTGCGGGATTTGTAATTTGCCTTGGTCGGTTTGCGGTCATGAACATATAGACATTACCGATAAATACGGGGTGTTCTACGTTTGCCCATATTGTTGGGAAAACAACGATTTACAGACTATTTTAAAAGCGACGACACAAGGTTATTTAAGTCAGTTCCATTCATGCTCTACAGATGAAGATAAGGCGCATTTTCTTGAAGAACATAAGTTGGTTGATATATTGATGAAAACAGAACAGAAATATATATCAACCCATTCTGAAAAACAAGAAAAATAAAGAACTATACAAACTTTAAAAGTAGTAAGACAATGAAACCAAAAAAATTTCAAGAAGCAAACGTAGTTTACGGCGAGGGACAACCCGAATACAAGCCATTACCAGCACATAAGACGAAAGAAGGGCAGGCTATTTTCTGTTTTGAATTGGACGAAGCAGAACGAAAAGAAATAGCCGAAACGGGCGAATTATGGGTAAGCCTTCTAACCTTCAACCAACCGTTGCAACCCATTTTTATAACTATAAACAAGTCGGATTTATTCATACAGCCCGACGCAACCCAACAGACCGATAATGAAAGCAGTAGTATTATTAAGTAAGAAGTTCTTCCCGGCACATTTCCGGGCAGGCGAAGCAACCAATTTTAAGACAAAGGTTCTTAACGGTCAAAAGCGGCACACATGCCGATGCAATTATGAGTATTGGAAGAAAAAAATAACCGCTTTGCAGGAAAAAAGCGGTACGTTATGCCTACGACAATGGGCAGACAAACCGTATAGAAGCCCGCAGGAAAGTATTTTAGAAGTTCCGGCTAACATGTGCATAGTTCAGCCTTTAATATTACGAAGGAACGGCTTAAACTTTACCGCAGAAGTTGAAGGACACCCGGTTAAGTTGGAAGATTTGGCACGTAACGACGGGCTGACACCTTCGGAGTTTGCAGCATGGTTTATCCCGGTATTCGATAAAGCGCAGGAAAACGCGCTAACCTTTGCTATTATTCAGTTTACAACATTCAGATATTAGCTTATGGCACAAGAAACAGACATTGGCAAAAGCTGGGAAGAAATCGTAAGAGCGTACGCAAAGGCAGAACGGGAATTAGGCGTAAAAGTGTATTGCGTACTTCGCATTTGCAAGAAAGTAAACGGCGAAGAAATTGTATTGCACCGTTACGATATGCCCCGCGAAATTTTACAGCGTTGGCGATGGGTTATAAATTGGCGTATGGCTAAATTAACGTGTGAAGACCCGCGAGCGCATATCTATGAAACATTATCTTTTTACGATAAAACAAGCGGAGAAGCATACGGTTTTAATTCCGATTTATCAAGACTAACCGCATTAAAGGGGCGGATAACTTTGCAAGAGAATAGGATAAAAGACTACATCGAAGCAAATAAAGATAATTTATTCTTTGACGAAACCAACGACCTGCAGTTAGTTAAGGTTCGGAAAAAGCTGGAACGTGCGAGAAAGAACGTAGCCAATGCAGAAGCGAGATTAAGAGCAAAGGTAGAACAAAAAATAGCAGGGAAATGAAAGTAAACGGTAACGGCTTGGTAGAGATATACGGCGAAAAGACCAAAGAACGCGGTTTTTTCTGCATGAAGTTGTTAGCCTTCTTAAATACAGAAGCAGAACCGGGAACGGAAGCCTATGCGGAACTTTGGGAACAACGATTTAACGAAGCCAAGTTAGGTGCTTGCGCCTATCGGGACAAATGCCCGATTTACGCAAGAACCGCGAAGAAGGGAATACAACAAAATTTATTTGCACAGCTATGACCCCAAAGGAGTTTTACGACAAAGTTGTAGAGATGCGGAAGGCACAAAAAGAGTACTTCCGTTTCCGCGCACCTTCCGCACTAAGCAAATCGAAGCAATTAGAAGCCGAAATAGACGCGGAAATAAAGCGGGTAGAACAACTTCTAAGCGAGAAGGAAAAAGCCCGGCAAGCTTCGCTTTTCGGGGCTTTTGACGAAGATTTATTAAACCGTAGTAGTAACGATTAAAGGCTATTCGATGAAAAGTTACCAATTTGAGGAAATAACATTCTGGCTTTCGCTTATTGCGTGCTTGTTGGCTAACGAAGCAAAAATAGATTGGCTTACAAGAATACTTGTAGTAGTCAGCATTGTAAATTTTGCCAGCGCAATAGTGACGGCTTGGATTGATGTAAAACGTAAAAATAAAAATTAGCATTATGGTTAATGTAGAGATTGACGCGCGTATATTGGAAGATAAGAAATTCAATACGCAGGTAGAAAACATTATAACAGAAACAAGAGAAGCCCGCAGAAATGTACAGATAGGCGGGGCACAGTTAAAATCTTCCCCGGTTATCCGGTTGATGGACGAAGGCAACCTTTCGCTTTCCTTCATCCTTTCAGAGTTCCCGAAGATAGCCAACAAGGAAAGCCGACTACCACGCGGGCAACGCGATGTAGTGGCAAACATTGTTTTTGAAGCCGCCCGACGGGTTGTTTTCCTTAACCAGCAGGAACGCGCCCGGAAAGCAGCGGAAAAGGCTAACGAAAAAGCGGCGGGAAATGACATTTGAGGAAATGAAGGCAATAGCCAACAAGACCACTACCCGAAAAAAGTCCAGGCACATAGAAAGCCAAATACAACAAAGTTGCGTTAAGTGGTTCCGTTTGCAGTTCCCGGAAATTGGATTACTACTTTTTGCAGTACCCAACGGCGGAGCGCGGAACAAACGGGAAGCCGGGATATTGAAGGGCGAAGGTGTTACCGCCGGGGTAGCCGACATGATACTGTTAAAACCTTCGGGCGGCTTTGCTTCCCTCTGTATTGAGTTCAAGACCGAAGAAAAGGGCAGTACACAGCGCGAAACACAAAAGCAATGGCAGAAGGCAGCGGAAGCCGCCGGAAACAAGTATGTTATTTGCCGTTCTTTCGATGATTTCAGAAAGGAAGTAATAAGTTACTTATTCCCGAAAAAGTAGGGAGCGTGAAGTTTTGGCGAAGTATTTTAGGGTTTAGCGTATCACTTTAATACGCTAAACCTTTTATTTTTGCAGCAAAACCAAAACGAGGGCAATAACGGGAATTGTTCGCCGGGTCGCGTTACCGCCGTTGTTGGTTTGTTTATTCAGGCTTTACAAAAGCATCATATAGCTGATAGCAACGGCTAAGAGCCGAAGCGGGGCGCGGCGTAAAAGACCACGCCCTTTTTTATTAAAAACGATTTAATATGGCAAAGATTAAAAAGACAAAAATAGAAGACCTTATACCGGACGACTTGAATTTCAACAAGGGTACGCAGTTCGGGCAAAGCATGATAGAAAAAAGCCTGCGCACATTCGGCGCGGGGCGTTCAATCCTGCTCGACAAAAACAACAAGATTATAGCCGGAAACAAGACTACCGAAGGCTTTGCAAGTGCAGGCATGGAAGATGTTATTATAGTCGAAACAACCGGAAACGAACTTGTAGCCGTAAAGCGCAACGATATAGACTTAGATACAAAGGAAGGGCGCGAACTTGCGTTAGCAGACAACGCGACAGCCGCCGCTAATCTTGATTGGGACGAAGAAGCCATAGCTAAGGCAAAAGAAGACTTCGGTATAGATAGCGAAGCATGGGGCGTTCCGGTAGATTTTGGGGAAGACAGCGAAGGGGATGAAAATCCGGAAAAACAACTTAAACGCCTTAAAGACGACTTTATTTTGCCGCCGTTTTCTGTATTGAATACCCGTACCGCCGAATGGCAGGAACGCCGCCGGGCATGGCTGGAAATAGGCATAAAAAGCGACGAAGGTAGAAGCGAAGATTTGACTTTTGCAAAGACAGCGCAACCGCCAATATTTTACGATACCAAGAACGCATTACGCGAAACTTTAGGCAGAGAACCACAGACGGAAGAAGTGATAGCGGAAATGGAGCGTTTAGGGCTTAAAACAATGACTACTACAAGCATATTCGACCCGGTATTAACCGAACTTTCTTACCGTTGGTTCAACATTGAAGGCGGGCGGATATTAGACCCGTTCGCTGGGGGCAGCGTTCGCGGTATAGTAGCGGCAAAGTTGAACATGCCTTACGTCGGCAATGATTTAAGCGAAGCCCAAATTAGAGCCAACAAAGCAAACGCGGAAGAAGTGTTAGGCATAAGCTACCCATTCTTTCCCCAATGGACGGTAGGCGATAGTTCCCAGCTTGAAGACGTTCTTAGCACGAATGGGATAAGTGGCGATTTCGATATGATTTTCTCATGCCCACCCTACGCGGATTTGGAAGTATATAGCAATGATCCGCGCGATATTTCAAACATGGACTATGCGCAATTCATTGAAGCGTACAAACGTATTATAAAACAGTCCTGCTCCCGGTTGAAGAATAACCGTTTCGCGGTTTTTGTCGTCGGGGATATACGGGATAAGAAGGGCATTTACAGAAACTTTGTAAGCCACACAATAGAAGCGTTTACGGGGTGCGGTCTTCATTATTACAATTCCCTTATCCTTGTAAACCAAATAACCAGCCTTGCAATAAGGGTGCGGCGGCAGTTTAACGGTACGCGCAAGGTAGGAAAGGTTCATCAAAACGTGTTAGTCTTCTGTAAAGGCAGCGTAGAAGAAACAATAGATAGTTTTGAAGAATTGCAGGTTAAAAAAGCATTGGAAATATTCAACAAGAGCCGGGAAAATAGCAACCTGCATGATGATGTATTAGTATTCTACAAAGGCGACCCGAAAAACATTAAAGAAGATTTCGGGGAACTTCATATAAGCGACGAATTACCACAATAACAACGTAAGCCATGAACTCTAAAGAAGGTAACAATAATACGGCAAAGAAAGGCAGAAAGACCAAATACACGCCCAAAATAGTAGAGCGTATTTGTGAACTTGTAGCAAAGGACACTTACAGCGTCCCGGAACTTTGCCGCGCCGTTGGCATTGACGAAGCGACCTTCTACCGTTGGAAGAATGATAAAAGCGAGTTTTGCGAAGCATTAGAAAAGGCAGAAGATAAACGTTTAGCCTTCTTTGCCACAGAAGCAAAACGAAGCCTTTTAAAAAAGATACAAGGCTATACGGTGCAGGAAAAGCACATAGTAACCGTAGGAAGCGGAAAGTTCGATGTAAACGGGAAGGAAATACCGCGTATAAAGGAGCAAAAAACAGTAGATAAGCATTTCCAGCCGGACACAGCGGCGATAATATTCACGCTTACCAACGCAGAACCGGAACGCTGGCGCAACCGACAAAACGCGGAAGTTACCGGGAAGGACGGCAAAGACCTTATACCGCCCGCCCGTACATTGACGAAAGAAGAAGCTAAGGAACTATTTAAAAAGTTGGATAGTGAGTGCTAAAGGGATAAGGGATATAGACGTAATACGTACCTTTGTTTTGCAGGGAACGTTAAACTTTACGCGGTACTTCTTCAAGATTAGGCAGAAGCGAAAGTTTGTTATAGGCAAACATCATAGGGAAATAGCTGCCGCGCTTGATAAAGTGCTTTGTGGGGAAATTACGCGCCTTATCATAAACATTGCGCCGCGATACGGAAAGACCGAATTAGCGGTTAAGAACTTCATAGCGGAAGGGTTGGCTATAAACCCGAAGGCTAAGTTTATTCATCTTTCCTATTCCGACGACTTAGCCCGCGACAACTCGCGCGGCGTGCAAGATATTATAAACGAACCGGAATACAGACGCATTTTCCCGGCTACTATACCGACTTCCACCAATACAAAGAAGTGGTACACGACCGAGGGCGGCGGCTTGTATGCCGTTTCTTCCGCCGGGCAGGTTACGGGCTTCGGCGCGGGGTTGGTTGATGAAGAAGAAAACGACGAATTGGCAAAAGAAGTTGAAGAACTTGATGGGTTGAACGCTGACGGCTTCGGCGGCGCAATTATTATAGACGACCCCATAAAGCCGGACGACGCACGTAGCGCACAAGTTCGCGAGAAAGTAAACAATAAGTTTGAAACAACGATACGAAACCGCGTAAACAGCCGAAAGACCCCGATAATAATTATTATGCAAAGGTTGGACGAAGACGACCTTTGCGGCTATTTGCAACGCCTTGAACCGGACGAATGGACGGTATTAAGCCTTCCGGTAATAGAAACGGGCGAAGACGGAAAAGAACACGCGTTATGGGAGTTCAAACATACGCTACAAGAACTATATAACCTTCGTGAGAAGAATGTTTACGTTTTTGATACCCAGTACATGCAGAACCCGACACCATTAACTGGGCTTATGTACGAACGTGAATTTAAGACTTACGAGGTACAGCCCGTTACCCGGAAGCGAAAGATTAAAGCTTACATAGATACGGCAGATACGGGCGCGGACTTTCTTTGCTGTATTATCTACCTTGAAACGGAAATAGGAAACTTCATTATTGACGTGTACTATACACAGGCAGCAATGGAAACAACCGAACCGGAAACAGCGCGCAGGCTTACCAAGTATAAGGTAGAAGAAGCCATAATAGAAAGCAACAATGGCGGGCGCGGCTTCTCCCGGAACGTTGAAGCGCAATGCCGCATATTAGGCAACCGGGAAACTTCCTTTACGTGGTTCCACCAATCAGAAAACAAGGAAGTGCGCATATTCAACCACTCGGCGGAAGTGCAGAACCTTACTTACTTCCCGAAAGGTTGGGAACATCTTTTCCCGCAGTTCTATAAAGCGATAACCCAATACAAGAAGACCGGAAAGAACGCACACGACGACGCGCCGGACGCATTGACGGGAACGATAGAGAAACGCGGAAGCCAACCCCAAAAACTTAATAGAATATTTCGATAACTTAAATATTTACAGCTATGACAATAGAAGAACTATTACAAAGCGAAGACATTAGCAAAGTCGTTAGTGAATTGAGAAACGGACGTTTGAGTGTAGAACCGAACACAAAGGAACACGTCGCGCAGTACGACCCTAAGCTGCACGATATAAATGACACGCAAAAACGACCGGACAAACTTGTAGTAATTGATAAGGACAGCGACGAATACGGCGAAGTCAAAAACGTGAACCCGAACGTAGAACAGACTACGGAACAAGGGTTCAGAATAGAACCCGTAGCGCGTATAGCATTAGCTATTCAAAAGTTAATAGTAAAACGAGCCGTAGCTTTCACATTCGGCAACCCGGTTACTTATGGAAGTAACCCGGAAGGGGAAGACGAAAAAGCTCTTTTGAAGGCTATAAACCGAGCCTTCCACGACGTTAAGGAAAAGACACTTAACAGACGGATAGCGCGAAGCCTTTACAGCACGACAGAAGTAGCCGAACTTTGGTATCCGGTAGAAGTGCCTGAACACGAAACCTACGGCTTCAAAACTACGAAAAAATTTAAGGTAGCCATATTCAGCCCGATGTTTGGCGATAGGCTTTACCCCTACTTTGACGACACGCGCGATATGGTTGCGTTTAGTCGCCAATTTACGCGCAAAGACCGGGATATGATTACACGTACCTACTTTGAAACCTATACGAAAGACAAACACTATGTATGGTGTTGCGACGGTTTGGACGGGGAAGTAGCGGGTAAAAATTGGACTCTGGTAGAAGGCTTCCCGAAAGAATTAACAATAGGAAAGATACCCGTTATTTATGCCTGCCAGCCACAAGTAGAATGGGAAGACGTTCAAAGCCTTATAGACCGATTGGAAAAGCTGCTTTCCAACTTCGCCGACACGAACGACTACCACGCCAGCCCTAAGATTTTCGTACAAGGAAAGGTTATAGGATTTGCCCGGAAAGGGGAAGCCGGGGCTATCATTGAAGGGGAAAACGGGGCTACCGCGCAATATTTGGCATGGCAAAACGCGCCCGAAAGTGTTAAGCTGGAAATAGAAACACTCCTGCGCATGATTTACACCATTACGCAAACGCCCGACATTTCGTTTGATACCGTCAAAGGAATAGGTGCTATTTCCGGCGTAGCCTTACAACTCCTTTTCATGGACGCACATTTAAAGGTGCAGGATAAAAGCGAAATATTTTCAGACTATTTACAGCGAAGGGTAAACGTACTAAAAGCCTTCTTCAAACAAGCGCATTTGGAATGGTCTAAGGCTTGCGACAATTTAATAATAGAACCCGAAATAGTACCTTACATCATAGAAGACGAACTTAGTAAGATAAACATTCTTACATCAGCAAACGGAAACAAGCAGATTGCAAGCCGACGCGCCACTATTCAGCGTTTGGGATGGGCGGATAACGTGGACGAAGAAGAAAAGGCTATAATTAACGAAGAAGACCGGGAAAATAGCTATTATCAGAACGAACCGACTATTTAGCTTTAGCTACGTATTAAAATAATACGTTTTCTTTGATTTGTGCGCGTTTCTACCTTTCGGACATACAAACTAACGCAAAAGGAAAGAAACGCGCTTAAACGCGATTTTTCAAGAAAATAACTATGGCAAAAGAAAACCAGCTTATAATACAGCTTCGTGGATTTGACGCGAAACACTACACAAGAACCGAACGCTACGCAAAGCAAGTAGCCAAGTTATACCAAACGGCGGCGGATGAATTTGCCAGCCTTGCGGGAAAGATTAACCTTCCGGTTGGTGGAACGTTTAACTTTGACGACTTCCCGAAAGCCAAGAAGCAGGCGCGCGGCATTGTTACCCGGCTTGCCGGAAAGATTGAAGCCGTAGTTACTTCCGGGCAACGCTCCGAATGGCTGGCAGCATGTCAGAAGAACGACGCTTTTTTAGCTTCCATACTTCGGACTTCCAAACTAACCAAAGAAGAAGCCGAACGTTACCAAGCGCGTAACCTTGAAGCCCTTAGTGCATTTCAGAAACGTAAAGAAAACGGTTTGAACCTTAGCCAAAGGGTTTGGAAGTATGCCGAAGAATTAAAAGACGCTATGGAATTGGGCATAGACGTAGGATTAGGGGAAGGAAAAAGCGCACAGCAATTAAGCCGTGATTTACGACAATACTTGAATGAACCCGACCGACTTTATAGGCGAGTACGCGATAAAGGTGGCAACCTGCGACTAAGTAAGGCGGCAAAGATGTACCACCCCGGACAAGGTGTTTACCGTTCTTCAGCAAAGAACGCCCAGCGATTGACACGCACCGAAATAAACATGGCGTACCGGGAAAGCGAATACTTACGATGGCAACAGCTTGATTTTATTGTGGGTATTCGTGTAATGCTTAGCAACAACCACACTATAAAGAACTCCAAAGGAGAACCCGTTCCGTTCGTTGATATTTGCGATACGTTGGCAGGAGATTACCCGAAAACATTCAAATTCGTAGGGTGGCATCCACAATGCCGCTGTTTCGCCGTTCCCATCATGGCGGATTACGACGAATACAACAAGAACCGGGCTAATAGGCTAAAAGCGATTGTTAAGGGCGCACAGTATAAAAGCCTTCCTTCACGACGGACAGTTAAGGACGTACCTAAAGCCTTTCGGGATTACATCAGCAGCATTGAAGAACGTGCGAAGGGCTGGAAGTCTATGCCTTATTATATTCGCGATAACTTCAACGGCGGAAAGATTAGCGGCGGGTTGAAGACTGGGATAGCAAGTAAAGCAATGAATACCGTAGAACCATGTACGGATTTCGACAGCGATATAGCTTATTACAAGCGTTGGGCGTATTCCTTTGGTTTGGATGTTTCCTCTTTAGACACTTTGCGCAATTCCGGCAACAGAGCCGCATTAACCGGAGAAATAGATAAAGTGGATAACGTTCTACTTCAACGAAAGCGTGAATGGCTTAGGGCTATAAGCGACCTACGGGATTTTATAGAAAAAGACATGAAAGGCTTTGCCGATCTGCAAAAGGAATACACAAATATTATAAATGCTAACGAAGTACATACTTCAAACTATTACGGCGATTGCATCCCAAAGCTACAACAAGCATTATACAAAGCTAAGACAGATTTACAGAAGGCTAAAGCGGAAGTAGACAAAGGCGGAGATAACCCGCATCCGGCATTAAGAACCGCCTACACTTCGGATGTACAAGTAGATGAAACCTTTGCAAAGATAAACAAGGAACTTACCGAAAAATGGTTTGAGAACGGAGATTTAAAACTAACTCCAACGAGAAGAATGGGGGTAAACGGTTTTACGTACATGGACGGGCGTTTATCATTAACGCCGGATAGATTAGCCGGGGTAAAATCTGCATTAGCCAAGATAGCTACAAGACATTCGGCAGACATAACAAAAGGAGAAGCAGACGCTATGGCTACCTTTTGGCATGAGATTACACATAATAGGAACAAACCGGGAAATATGTATCTTACCGATACGCAACGGCGTTATATGGAATTGGCAAACGAATTTGTATCACGTAAGACCCTACCGGAGTTTTACAAGAAATTAGGATGTTCCAAAACACCTTATCCCGAATTTATTACGAACCGTAATTCTACCGGATATAATACAATGGTTAATAATTACGATTGGGTTATAAGTAACTTCGGGCTTGACGCTAATAAAGTATTAGCTACGGTAAAAAGAAATCTATATAATGAAGTTTATTCCGACCAATTAACCGGATTGAAACAAGGTTTGTTAGATGGTGGGTTAAAACGCTTAGACGGTAAGAAGGTTAGCAAATCAGACTTAAACAACATATTAAAATGCTGTTGTTGCGGACGGGCAACGCTTGAAAATTGGCTAAAGCAAAACGGATATATGAACTAAGGGGCTATTACCCCTTAGTCTATAATATAGCCTTTCTTCATAGCCTTACCGTTTTCTTCATCCCGTTCCTTTTCCAATTTGACAGCAAAAGAAGCCGCCGCCGCTTCTAATTGCTTATCGCCAATTTTATAAGCAAGGTATTCAATATCACGCGCTTTATTTATTGGATGACATGTTTTTTTATAATATTCCACGCGATCACTATCTTTAATACTTATCCCGGTTATTTCTTCAATAATAGCCGGATAGTCGGAAAAATCAAATATGGTTTTGTTTTTTAGTTCTTTTGTTTTCATAACAACGTGTTTTAATTCAGTTCTTCTGATGGTTGGGGCGTTCCGGGAACAGACGGATAAAAAGAAGAAACTAATTCATCAAGTTCGCCTATTTCCTTATACAGTTTGCGGGTATAGTACCAGCGAGTAAGAAAACAAGCCTTATTAACTTTATCAGTCAGTTTTTCTATATAAGCCAATTGAATGGAAACTACTTGCTTTTTAATACTATCGGTAACTATATTACATGCTTCCCAAAATTCGGAAGCAGCTTTAGCCATATCACTAAAAGCATTAACAAAACCGTTAGCCAATTCTTCTACGTTCATATTTTCATCCATACCTTTTAAAAGAGTTATAAAATAGTTCTACAAATTGTTCCGGCGTATTGATTTCACATTTTTGAAACATTACCGCCTTAATATACTCCGGCTTCGACAAAGAGATATTAACGCCGGGTTTTTCTTCTTTCCATTCCATACCTACCCTAAAGCCGTAACCGTCAAAACTACCAGATACCCGGTAAACCTTACCGCCTTCCAACCATTCCAAAGAGAAAGCCCCGTTCTGCGGGTTCATAGAAATACTGTTAAGTGGTTGTTTCTTAATTACACGCAGAAAATCGCCTTTAAATATCTGCCAGCGACAACGGTTGTACGCTTCATCAAGACGAAGCCCGCCCCATTCGATATTTACGCGCCCGGCTTCCGCATCTGCATTATTTATCCAATTATCAGCAACCAAACGTTCAGACCAGCCGTTAGCGTTTAAATATTGCTTCTTTTCAGCGTTGGAAGTTGCAGTAGGTGTTATTATATGCTTCATCCTTGACTATATTTAGTTTCTACTTCTACATGAGAAATACGCGTATCTATAACCTTCCCCGTTTCAGATACATACGGTTGTACCTCTACGCAACCTTTGAAGATTACGGACGTACAGAACTTGGCGGCAAATTCTTTCAATTGCGCCGTTATAGCAAGTTCTAAATTAGCCTTAGCACTAAAGAAGGCTTCTTCCGGTGTGATTTGTTTCTCTTCCATACAAATAACTATTTATCAGTCACAAAAGTAAACCTTAGTTTCGAGATAACCAAAATTGAAGACAAAAGGCAGGGGCACAAAAAAGGGACAATAGCAGCCATGCAATAGCAGGCGTTACCGTCCCAAATGGTACGACCATAACCAAACGTTACCAAGCATTACCAACCGGAAAAAGCAATAGCAAAAATTACTCAAACGTATTACTTTAATTCGCCTTCTTCTTTTTTCGATGAATTGCTATCTTCATCAAGCCAACGCGTTCGACGTTCAAGCCCGGAAATTTTCAACCGTTGTATAGCAGTATTAACATAGATACGGGTTAGTTCTTTGGCTTTTTCTTTCCTTTTAGCTCTGTTCCGCCTTGCGCTTGCTATACGAGCCGTAAGAACAATAAAAAGAGCCAGCACAAAGCACACAAGCAAAACAAAGCCCCAAATAGCTTCTACTTCCATTATTCCGCGCCTATTACTTCTACAATACTTTCAACTTCAACCCATTTGTTATGGTCTTTACTTGAAAGGTCAAACGATACGCTTAATGTACATTGCCCGGATTTCTTAGGAGAATACGAGATAGTAAAAGGCTGGGTGGTAGAAACGCCGATTACTTCATTTCCAACGTTGGGGGTGTTTAAGTAGTAGGTAACTTTTTCAACAGAACCGTTTATAATTTTCATTAATTCAGTGTCAGACAAACAGAACGGCGCAAAATTCACAGAATACGTGCGCCCAACATAAACGCTATTCAGTTGTTCAATACTCCCAACTTCACTAAAAAAGGCAGAAGCCCGGACGGTTGTAGAAAGGTAGTTTGGTTCTTCTTCGGGTTCATTATTTGAGCTTGAACAACCGGAAAGCAACAAACCCGGAAGTAGTAGGAAGGAAAGTAATAACTTCTTCATTTTATTTGCTAACTTTGCACCCACCGCCCGAAGCAGATATTACACTTTACTACATAAAGAAAGCGCGGACTATATAGGTTTACATATTTGAGGCATCGCCAAACGCCCAACGAAAATAAACCGTATAGCCGCGCTTAGCCGATATATCAAGCATGGATATACGACACCAGCGCGTTAAAAGGCTCTTTTCGTTATTTGTTAATTTGGCGATTTTCAAATATAAAGACCTAACGCTTTCCATTCATTACCGGATTTCTCCCCGATAACAAGCGCAAAGTTATCAAATAATTAGCACATTGCAAACAAAAAATATACAATTAGCCAAAACAACCGAAAACAACCGGGCGGTTGATTTTTCAACCGAAACAACCGAAGGGTTGAAAAAACAAGCGAAAACAACCGAAAACAACATTGATATGATATGTAATGATATGATTTAATAATTATCTTTCTCTTCTTCTTAATGGTGTGCGCGAGAGAAAAACGCAAAGGGGAAATGAAGCGATTTAAAGCGCGTCCGTATTACCGACTACTAAACACACGCAGAAGCTAATTAATTTCAATGTCGGGCAAATGAATAGGCAATGCGGCGGTTTTATACGCCTATTTCTCACCGCCTACTCTTTTTCAAAATTGGAAGTTTCGGTGAAGTGTTTGCTTCCTATTTCTTAATCCGTATTACCTTAATACGCTACCTTTGCTTCGGTTTAACAAAATAGTTTATGAACGAATTACAAGAACAAATCTTAGCACTACTTGTGGCAAAGTTCCAAGGCGTGCGCAAAGACGGGTTACAGCATTTGGCAGCCGCTATCGGCTTACAAGTCGCTACCATAGAAGAAGCTAACGGAGTTGTAGATAAACTTACCGCCGACAAAGTTAGCCAGTACGTAACAGATTGGCGTAAGGTTGCAGACGCGGAAATAAGCAAAGCGAACCAAACCTACGAAAACGGACTGAAAGAAAAGTACGATTTCGTGGAAAAGGGAAAGCAAACACCGCCGACACCACCCACGCCACCAGCAGGCGGAGCGATAACGCTTGACGCGATCAGCAAACTTATTGATGAAAAACTTTCGGGCGTGCAAAGTAGCATTACCGAGATTAACGCAAATAAGGCGGCTGCTTCGCGACGTGAACTATTTGTAGCGGAATTGGACAACGCGAAGATTGAGGGAAAGACCCGCGACGTGATGTTAAAGAACTTCGACCGGGCTAACACCTTTGCGAGCGACGAAGATTTCAACAGCTACTTGACCGAAGCGAAAGGCGACATCGCAGCCTTAGCGCAAGAACGCGCAGACGCAGGACTGCAAGGACACGATAAGCCGATTTTTGGAGCCGTGAACAAAGAAGGCGTAAGCAGTGGCGTAGCAGACTACATCAAAGCGCAAACCGAGAGTAAGACAGCCTTAACGGGCAAAGAAGTTTAACCGTAAATTCATTCTTTACAATGGGATTGAAGATAGACAGAAAGCAGGACAAACGTGTAGTACACGCTTGTACGCACATGCTGGCGGACATTCCTAACGGCGTTACCGTTTGCTCTTCCGAATTGGTTGCGGGCGGTATTTTGCAGGAAGGGACGGCATTGGGCGGCAAAGACGCTGCCGGGCTTTACCACGTCGTAAAGACCGCAAGGCTTACCGAGGACGCTACCGCCACTACAAAAGCCTACAAGGTGGCGAAAGGGCATCATTTCAAAGTAGGCGATTTTATCATGTTGAAGGTAGGCGCAAAGGCTTACAAGATTACATCTATCAACACGTCGGAAACGCTTTACGACACCATCAACGTAGGCACTACTTTAGGAGAAGTCGCCACAGCAGGCGCAGCCCTTGTACTTGCCGCCGCTGAAAGCGCGGACACTAAAAGCGCGTTCAAGTACGTGCCTAAAGCCATGACGGGCGACAGCTACGACGTGGAAGCCCTTAACAACCACTTTGTAACAGCGGTTACTATCGGGCAGTTCAAAGAGAGTGTTATCCCGGCAGTAAGCGACGACATTAAAGCCGCTTTACCCGGTATCAGTTTAATTTAATTGGGCTCTAAGTTATGATTAAGACTTTAATGCGCGGTCTTGTAGAGAAAGACATGCAAGCCGTGATTAATACTTACGATTTGAAGCCCTACTACTATCCTACGCTTTTCCCGTTGAAGGAAACTTATACCTTGACATGGAAGGCTTTGGAAGCGCAGGTAGGGCTTAAAATAGCCGCCGACTTGGTGGCACGCGGGGCGACCATTGACAAAAAGACCCGCGATGCGATTGCACGTTTACAGGGGGACATCCCGAAAATTGCCGTAAAGCGTACCAAGAACGAAGACGAACTTACGGACTACGAAGTAATGTTAGCCATGACTTCGCAGAACCCCGACCTTCGCGCATTGGTTGAAGCATGGGCAGAAGACACTAATTTCTGCTGGACGGCAGTAGCCGCCCGTTTGGAATGGATGGCTTTGCAGGAAATTTCTTTGGGTAAGATTACGCTTACCAACGAAAACAACGGTTCAGTAATCAGCGAATACGATGTAGATTACCAAATCCCAGCCGAAAGAAAGTTAGGCTTCCAAACCGGCTCGGCTTCTTGGGCTACTTCCGCTTCCGCGAAACCTATATCTAAGGACTTCAAGAACGTTGTAAAGGCAGCGAAGAAAGAGGGCGTATCTTTGAAATTCGCGTTTATGTCCCTTGATACGTTCGCGACTTTCGCGGAAACCGCAGAAGTACAGAAAATATGCGCTTCTTTCGCCGTGAACGCCTTGAACCTCCAGCAAACGCCAAGCCTTGAACAAGTAAACAGCGCAATGAAAACGCTTCCTTACTTGAAGGGCTTGCAACTTGTTGTGATTGACCAAGATATTACCGTAGAACTTCCCAACGGTGACAGATACACCGGAAACCCGTTTACCGAGAACGTGGTACTGTTCACAGAAAGCAAAGTATTGGGACAAACCTACTGGAAGAAGCCCGCAGACATGAACGTAAAAGGTTCAGTAGCGATTAAGGCTTTGAACGGTCACACCCTTATAAAGAAGTTCGCTAACGAAGAACCTTTGGAAGAGGTTACTATGGGTATCGCAAACGCTTTCCCGGCGTGGCTTTCTTCTTCTCGTTCTTGGTTGATGGCTACCGACAGCAACACATGGAATCACTAACCGATACCGGAAAGGCTTAGCGGTCTTTCCGGTTAATAACTTAGCTTATGACGTACAAAGAATGGTTTACCCGGACTACGGCGCGTTTCGACATTGAAAGCGCGGACGTGGAGCTAATTTTAGCCAACCAGCAGAATACAATCCCCAACCCGGAAGAAGCGGTAGATGTAGTAACCGCCAAACGTGCGCTTTGCGCCGAATTTGGGACTATAATACCACTTGCCAACGTCAGCGAAGGGGGGTATTCCGTAAGTTGGAACTGGGAAGCTATAAAGTTTTGGTATAACCAGACTTGCGGCGAATTGGGCATAACCCCGGTTACTACGCCGAAGGTCAGAAACAGAAGTAACAGATGGTAACGGACGTAGCAAGCAGACAATACCCGCATTACCTATACAAGCGTACAAGCAACGGCGAAGCCGTGCAGGACGCTAACGGTAGTTGGCAGGCTTCCGGCGCGGAATGGACGCTACACAGCGTTTGCCGCGAGGAAACCAACGGGAAGGGTACGCAGATACAAGCCGCGAACGGGAAGTTTGTTACGTTCGCTTCGCTAATACAGATACCTAAAGGCGTGCAGCGCATACCCGAAGGCATGGAAATAGCGGTAGCGGATGAGCCGTTAGAGCCTTCACAGTTGCTTAACCAAGAAACAATGGAAGAAGCTAAGATTTCGGGAATAATTAGGATTTCCGGCGTGTGCTTGAAATTCGATAAAGGGCGTTTGCATTGCAGGCTATGGGTTTAGAAGCAAAATTCACGGGAGATATAGACGGCATGTTTAAAGCCTTCCTTCTTGAAGTGGAAAGGCAGATAATAGAAAGCCTTTGCCGTATAGGGGAAGAAGCCGTAAGCATGGCGAAGACCATACCGCCGGAACGCGGTTTTACAGACCGTACCGGAAACTTACGGTCTTCAATTGGCTACGTAGTATTCAAAGACGGCAAGCCCGTTAATATCGCCTTTGAAGCGGTAAAGGGCGGTCACGTCGGAGTACACGAAGGACAACGTTTAGCCCAGCAGGTAGGCGAAAACTATACCGACGGTTATACGCTGGTTGTAGTAGCCGGAATGAACTACGCCGTTCACGTGGAAAGCAAAGGGCGCGATGTTCTTACTTCCGCCGAGAAACAAGCCGAAAAAGCCATAGCTAAGGAACTTGCAGATTTAGTTACTAACATTAAAGACGCGTTCAAATGAAACATTGCAGCAGCATAGATACGGACGACATTCTTTTTAAGATTGTTTCGGAAGCGGTCACTTCCGGCAAAGTTGTTATAAACGGCGGCGTTTTCACACAAGGCGAAAGACCGGACGACAGCGAAGCCGAAGACATCGTGATAAACACCATTACGGTAACGCACGACAAACCGCAAACGGGTACTTCCAACGTGAATATTTACGCGAAGGATTTGAAGCTGCGGATTAAGGGTAAAGAACAGCGCAAGGCAGATAGGGAACGCTTGCGAACCATCGGCGACGCGCTTGTAGCCTATTTGGACGCGCAAAACATTGCAGACCTCGAATATTGGATAGAGAGCGACATCGTAATAAAAGAGCTTGAAGTAAACCAGCATTACCGGAACATTAGAATAAGTTGGAATATTCATTAAATTTTTATCAGTATGGCAACATTAGTAACATTGGGTCTTTCCAAGATTTTGGGTAAGGTGGGAGAACCTACGGCTTTGAACTTTACCGAAACGGGCTATACGACATTCGGACTTACCTACGAAGATACCTGCAAAATGTCGCAGGAAGACCCGGAAGTAACCGAGTTCTACGCAGAGGAAGAAGACGACCCGGTAGAAACCGTAGAGAAGCAGGGCAAAATAACCTTTTCCTTCTCAATCATGAACCCCGACCTTCCCGTACTTAAACGGCTTTTCGGGGGCGAAATAGCTTCCGACGTTTGGAGTTATCCCGATGCGGTAAGTACCGTAGAGGAATCTATTATCATCCTTCCGAAGAAAGGTTTGAAGTTCCAAGTTCCACGTATGAAACTTGTAGCCAAAATTAACGGCGAGTTCAGCAAAAAGGGCTTGCTTCTTATTGAGGTTACGGGAACTGTTATGAAACCCACTACTTCGGGGTTAAAGAAAATGGCAGTAGGCAAAGTTTCAGCTTCTACGGCTTCCGTTTCTTCTTAATACCGGATTGATAACATCATTTTCATTAACCGGAAGCCCCGTTTACTTTGTTTTCGGGGCTTCTTTTATATTCAGACAATGGACTACAACGATAAGTTAGAAGCCTTAGAACGCGAACAAAGCGAATTAAGGCAGATGATAGGCGAAGGCATAACGTTTGACGTTGAAGTAACCTATACCCGTCGGAAGCCCGGCTTATTAGGCTTCTTCCGTAAACGCGAAAAGATTACCGAAAAGAAAGTATTCCGGATTCAAGAGCCTACGCTGGCAACGCTTGACCGACTTAGCGCGCTTTGGCTGCAAATGTCGATAGACGAAACCAAATTGGGCGACGAAGAGTATTTCAAGACCGCAAAGAAAATGGCAGCGCAGGAAGCCCGGAAACTTGCGCAGGTAGTAGCGGTTGCAGTATTGGGCGAAGACTATTACGACGTAACGGACAAAGGCGGCTATTTGGTACGCAAGCCCAATGAAACCCGCTTAGCCCGGCTTACTTCCCTTTTCCTTCATACCGTAACGCCTTCCCAACTTCTTACGCTCGCGATATTGATTACCAACGTAAGCAATTTAGGGGATTTTATAAACTCTATAAGATTGATGAGCGCAACGCGCACAAGCGACCCGACACAACTTATAGAGCAACCGGGTTAAAAAGCCCACACGGTCGCCGGGGGTCGGTTTGCGCGCACTTCGGCTGGACGTTGGATTACCTTCTACACGGGATTTCGTGGGGAACGGTTCAGAGAATGATAGTAGATGCACCGGGAGCAGAGGAAGAAGACACGAAACCGGGAACGACGGAAGTAGTGCTTACCGAAGAAAACGCGGGCGAAGTATTGGACTTAATAAATAAACTTAACCGATAATGAACATACAAGGTGGCGGTTTGTCCTTTGAGATTTCGGGAAGCAACGATAAGTTGTTATCGGTACTTAACGAAAGCAAGAAGGCAATACAGAATTTTAGTACGGCGGCAGTTTCCGGCGGCAAAGGCATAGATAGAGCCTTTGAGAATGCAGCCGCCGCTATTGAAAAAGGTTTTGCAGACATTGACCGGATTGTAGATACGAACAAGGCTTCATTAGCTAAGTTGCAGGAAGAATACAAACGGTTAAGTTCAGAAGCTGCAAAGGCTTTCAGCGAAGCGCGGGATGCGGACTACCGACGTTACACAGAAGCCGCAAAAAACATACAATCGGAAATAACCCTACGCGAAAAACTGATTAACGAAGCGCAGGCTTCCGCCGACCAGCTTCTGCAAGAAGAAAAAGCATTGAAGAAGCAAAAGGAAGCAGCCGAGAAGAACGTGAATACACAGATTTCACTACGAACCCAGCTACGCAACGTTCGCGAAGAACTTGCACTTTTGGAAGCCAACGGACAACGCGGAACGGAAGCCTTCAAGAAGTTGCAGCAGGAAGCCGGACGGCTTACCGATGCGATAGGCGACGCTACGACACAAGCGCGTATATTCTCCCATGACAACCGGGGATTGCAGGGTATGATTTCCGGGCTTAGCGGCGTAGTAGGCGCGTTCAGTGCGGCACAAGGCGCGGTAGCGTTGTTCGCCGGAGAAAACGAAAATTTGCAGAAAGTAATGCTAAAGGTTCAAAGCCTTATGAGCATTACGATAGGTTTGCAGCAAGTAGCGAACACTATAAACAAGGATAGTGCCTTTATGCTTACGACCGTAGCGAAAGCAAAGGAACTGTTAGCGGCGGCAACCAACAAGCTAACCATAGCTTTAGGAGGTTCAACCATTGCTGCAAAAGCGTTGATGGCTACGCTAACTTTGGGGCTTTCCGTCGCTATTACCGTAATTATAGCGGCACTTTCCAAACTTCAAAGCAAGCAGGCGGAAGCCAAGAAAGCACAAGAAGAATTTAACAAGAAGGTATCGGAAGCAGCCGGGAAACCCGTAGCGGCTTACCGGGCATTGCAAACGGAATGGATTAGCCTTAGCGGATCACTGAAAGAACGCGAAAAATGGGTACAGAACAATGCCGACAAATTCAAAGAATTAGGCTTTTCAGTCCGTGACGCGAAGGAAGCCGAAGAATTATTAGTTAGTAACAGTTCTAAATTTGTTGAAGCGATGATGTTGCGGGCTAAAGCCACCGCTACAAGCGAACTTGCGATAGAAAAGTATAAGGCTGTAATAGAAGCGCAAAACAAGCTGGATGCAACCCC